TGTTAACTCCTTTATTATTTAAATTATTGAGAGTAGCCTTCAACATCGTTGACTGTAACCTCGACGAAACAGACCCCAATTCAAACTACTCTCTTATACTTGTCATCATTTACTTCAGCGTTATTCAGAGACTATATAGCCTAGAATTTCCTCATTAACCAATCGGCTAAATAACATATACTAAAAATAACGCCTAATACAATTACATGTCCTATTACGCTTTCTTCTACCATTGCTTTCCTTTCAGTTAATTAAATCTTTGAGAGAGACCACGCTTAAGGCTGTGTACTGGATTTAACCATGACCTATTAACGAATGGTGGTTTTAGCCGTAACTCTCTCAATGTAAGTGTCAATAAGCTTGACAATGCTATATGATATCATTGTAGATGGTGTTATTAGATGTATAATTGGCTGATATCTGCCAACACTCAAACAATAAAATTAATGAGGGAGAAACCTCTATTTCTGCCAACAATAAAGCCAACAGAGAAGTAACTCCCTCTATCCCATCTCTCTGTTATAATACTTTCACCCTAGCGGAGGTAGTTTTGTATTATAACTATGGAATAAACTACGCAGTTATAGCGATGCCATTAGCAATAGTACTCTTTAGTACTTGACGATTTGCTTTATGTTGGCTTGACGCTTTAACTATATGCACACATTGCGTGCGACTATCAATAACCATATAACGGTTATCTTTATTAATACGGAATGCTCTTTTTAAGCCCATATTTGCTCCTTTAACGCGATTAAATTAACTTATCGACCTGTAAGTTAATATGATGATAAAATGATTAAATACAGCCTGTTGCTGTATGTTATGTGTAGTAAAAAAGACAAATGCCCCCACACGCAGAGTGCGGAGGCATTCGGACAAGAGTTATAGTTCGCTAGCGAAATCTAACAATTCTTCATCTGTATCTTCGGTGAAGTCTTGTCCGACCCACAGCATAGATGGTACGAATTTCCCATCTTTGGTAGTGGGTTGGGTAAGCCTAACAACAAGACTTGGGTTGTAGTCATTGACTAATTGTTGCAATTCGGCAATGGCAAAAGGCTTGGGGTTAAGAATGAATAAACCTTTCAGTTTTGCTGAAGGTTTAGTCTTTCGTGGCTTCTTGCCGACCTCCTCCCCTGTTTCTTTATCTACAGTGGTGAGGGGGTTTATGCTCTGCATAAAGGCAAGGATTAGCTTAAATTTCTTCATTTGATTGTTCTCCAAATTAATAAATTGAGCGTGCACGGGTGAGGCATAATAGTACATCTATTATGTCACAGGCTGTGAGTGCACATTGAGCCTGCAAGGCGAGAGGGGGATGGTGACGACCCACACTAACGATTGCACCAGTGGCTGGCGCAGAGCGTCAGTCGTGAGGTAACGAGCGAGGGTCAACGCAACTGAATTTCAACATCGGTTGACCCCCACGCCCGTAAAATCGGACGGGTGGGGAGGTGTGTATATCACGTGCATCCATTCTACGAATAATTTTTGAAATTTTCCTATTTTTATGACTAGATTTACCCTATGAGAGACTTGACAAATAAAGCTAAAAACTACAACTTAATGCGTCTAATTAACCTTTTCGTAGGTATATATAACCTTCATGTTTATGTCGACAGAGGCAGCCTTTTTCCACTTGTAATAGGGTCTTTAAATATAGGTGTCTGGGTATTCACTAAAAGAAAGTCTTAAAAATTTTTTAAAAAAAATTCTTGACTTATATACACAAATGGTTTATTTTACTACGTAGTATATAACTACGTAGCTAAGGTAAGTAGGCTAAGCGTAGGGACTACGTAGTTATTGCTACGTATATTGCGTAGCTACTTATTAGTTTACTGGTAGTGTATACTAAGCTTTACGTGCTAAGTAGTAGCTAAAGGATAAATATCTTGATTTATATTACATATTTGTCTTAAATTACTCCTGTATTACAACACCCAAAAAAGAGAGAGTTATGGCAAGATTTGACGAATTAGACCAAATGTATACCCAAATGATAGTTAATATAGCCAATAGGTATAATCAAGAGACGTTATATCTAGAAGAGGCTATGGATAGGATAGCTTATCATGAATCTAGGAGAGACCCTGTATGTAAGCAGCTTGGTGGAGGGCCTGGTAGAGGTTTATATCAATTTGAAAAAGGGCCTAATGAGGGTGGTGAGACAGCTATGAATAGATTATTACGTTGGTTCTCTAAGAATCAGATAGAAGCTCCAGAATGGACACATATATCTTCTAAAAATGGAGTAGATGCTACAGAAGTACCTAAATTAGGTCAAGATATGATGTTTCTAGCTAATGTTAGATATCATCCTAAAGCTTCCTTTAAAGGCCTTACTATGGATGACTTGCCATTATGGTGGGCGAAATACCATTGGGCAGGTCCAGAACATCAAGCAGAAGCTAGAATTAAAGCATTTAACTCATCAATGCATTATTATCCTGGGGTAATGGTATAATTGTACACTGTAAACATTAGGCACAAAGGTGATAAAGAACCTACTACCTACACTATATATCGCTCTAATGAAGCTAAAGAGCAAAATATTAAATATAAATACTGGAAAGATGCTGAAACGGGCGAATATGCTATATCAGACGATGATTATGTTGCTAAAGTTATTAGTAGACGTGAGTATGCTGGTAATAGGGGGTCTTCTAACATTTATTTGCGTTTTCCTTGGGGTTACACATTTTTTAGTCCAAAGTATCCCTCTAAAAAGCTTAATGTCAAAGGCAGGAAGACTAATACGACATTTACTGGGAAAAGCTACATAGAAGTACAATCTAAGCAAGATAAGATGAGGAATCTTGCTGAAATGTTTGCGTTAAAGCCTGATTACGACCTTGCCATAGAATGGGCAATGGGAGCAGTTACAGATACTGAAAGGCGCAAATGGAAAAGAACAATGAAATCGGAGGTTTTCAAAACTATGGTTAGAGATGAAAGGCAAAAACTATTGCAAGACCATGAGCTTACAGAGGATTATACTTTTGAGCTTATGAAAGAAACCATAAATATGGCTAAAGAAAAGAAAGATGTTTCTAATCTTATGAGAGCTGTAGAGAATTTACAAGAATTACACGGTATGAAAGATAAAGATTTAGTTAAGACTGTAGACAAGTTAGAGGTTGGTAGTGCAACTAGACTTATAGATGAGTTGAGGGAAGAAGAAAAGAATCTTATAGCTACTAGAACTACTATTGAAACTAAGGATGATGATGAAAAGCCAGAGGGAGCTTAAGAAGGATGCTGAAATAGAGGAGAGGCTTCGTAAATTAGAAGAAAACTCTCATCCTCCTGTCAAATGGGAAGAAAAAATAGAACGGTTAAGGCTTGAACTTGACCATTTATACGAGAAATTGAGTAAATATGGACTATGAAGAACAATATGAGAGAAAGAAAGTCTATGAAAAGCTATACAAAAATATGGCTTTGTTTGGACGAATATGTTTCCCTACAGCTCTTCGGAAAGAAATACCCCCTTTTCACCACGACATTTATAAGAACTTGTCAAACCCTGACGTTTCTAGGGCTGCTATTGCTGCTCCGCGTGGTACTGCTAAGTCTACGACAACAAGTTTAATTTATCCGCTCTGGAAAGCTGCTTTCAAGCGGAGTGATGAAGACCTTTTTATGGTCATCATTTCTGAATCTCAAGCACAATCAATCAATTTCTTATCAAGAATTAAATTTCATCTTAATCATTCTGATAAATACCGGGAATTATTTGGAGAATTAGGAGCAAATACTGCAAAGCGTTGGACCAACACCGACATAGTACTTGCTAATGGTACCAGAATTGTTGCCGTTGGAACAGGACAGCGTGTCCGTGGTTTCATAGAAGGTGATACAAGGCCTAATTTAATTATTGTTGATGACTTTGAATCTGAGTTAAATGCGTTTACTGTAGAAGCTAGGGTAAAAAATAGAAGATGGATGACAGAGGCTGTAATACCATCTCTATCAGATGACGGAAAAATAGTAATGATAGGCACAGTAATATCAGAAGATTGTTTTTTATATTGGGTAAAAGATAGCTCCGCTTGGAATGTTCTTTGGTATGCAATAACCAACGAAGATGGTGATTCCATCTGGCCTGAAAGATTTCCACAAGAACGAATAAAACAAATTGAAGAAGAATATCGTTCTGTAGGAAACATTAATGGGTTCTATCAGGAATATATGAATATTGCTCAAAGTCCTGATAGTGCCCCTTTTAAGCCAGAATGGATGAAATTACATCATTATGATTACGAGATAAAAGATGGTCAAGGTTGTATGGTTAGAACAGTTGGTGATGAAGAAAAGATTATACCTGTAGAAGTATATGGGGGAGTAGACCCTGCATCAAGCTTGTCAATGAGAGCAGATTATTTTGTAATAGCTATGATTGGAATAGATGCAGAAGGTAATCATTATGCTATAGATATATTTAGAGATAGAATATCTCCAGAAAAGCAGCCTGATAAAATAATTGAAATGTATAAAAAATATAGACCTAGAAGAGTTAAGATAGAAACAGTTGGCTACCAAGAGGCTCTACGGACTGCAGTGAGGGAAGTCATGCGGAAAGAAGATATGTTTATACCAGGTCTTGAAAAGGGTGTTAAACCACGAACGCGTAAGAGCGAACGGTTGCTCTCCTTAGTCCCTTTATTTGCTAAAGGTACTTTTTACTGGCGCCCACAAGACCTGGAGCCTCAAAAAGAATTTATGTCATACCCAAAAGGGAAGCATGATGATATAATGGATGCAATATGGACAGCATTAGATGGTGCTAAGCCTTGTAGGCAGAAAAAATGGATAGAAAATGACGATAATAGGTCGCTTGGGAAAAAAGTACTTGACTGGATGACCTTATAAGTCGTAAATTATGCCTATGTCAGACCGCCCAAATACCGACAACTCACCAGATTATAAGGAGCTAGTTACAGAAACAACTAGCTTGTTTAATATATATTCTAAAGAAAGAGATACTTGGGCAAAACATGCTAAAGAAGATAAAGAGTTTAGATTAGGTCGACAATGGACTAAAGAACAAGAAGATGTATTAAAATCTAGGGGTCAAGCCCCTATTGTTGTTAATAGAATACATCCTGCTGTAGAAGCAGCTAAATCAATGCTTACTGCAAATAGACCTTCATTTAGATGTGCTCCAAGAGAAGATTCTGATAATAAAGTTGCAAATGTTTTTTCTTCATTGCTTTCTTACATGTATGATGTTTCAGATGGGACCTCAGTTGTAAGACAAGTAGTTGATGACTATTATACTATGGGTGTGGGTTATATAAATGTATATCAAGACCCTAGTAAGGATATGGGTAAAGGTGAAGTATGTATTCATGATGTTGACCCTATGGATGTATATGTAGACCCTAATTCAAGACATAAGTTTTTTGATGATGCGGAAAATATTATTGTATCTAGGATGTTTACTAAAGAACAAGCAGTAAAAATGTATCCTATGTACGAAAAAGCTATAAGAAATGCTAATAGTGACCAAAGATGGGATTTACCAGAGACTGGTAGAGCAACTAATGATTTTGCAACTACATTTCCTGAAGATATCTCTAATGTAAGCGAACAAGAATATATTAGAGGTTATGAGAGATATTCTAAAGTTATGGTAGATAGGTTTAGAATTTATGAGAAATTCTCTGGTAAGGAAGACTTGCTTGATGCTGATAAATTTCAAATGTATATGGCTCAACCTGCATGGCTTTTAAATGGAGAGCAGGTTTTAACAGACGAGAACCAAGTTCAAGAGATGGTCTTACAACATCAAATGATGGTTCAACAACAAAGAGCCCAAGAAGCTCAAATGGCTACAGCTCAAGGGGAAGACCCTAATACTATTTTAGAACAACCTATGCCTGAGTTACCTATAGAAGAGGTAACTTTTTCTCAATTAAATGAGATGGG